CAGTGTCCTACGATGGGGCTTAGGAGTGTGAATATGACAAAATCAAAACTCGAAAAAGTGCTTGAATACATGGTCAATGGCGAGAAAGAACTTGCCAGTGAAATGCTTCATGAGCACATTATCGAATCAGCACGTGAGATTTATGCAGATCTCGCTGAAGAAGATGAAATGGTTGAAGAAGAGCTTGAACTAGACGAAGATGAAGATCTAGACGAAGACGATGACCTAGAAGAAAGCTTCCGTGACGATGACGAAAGCGGTGACTTTGAGGACGATCTCGAGACAATGGAAGACGAACTCGAAACCGAAGAATATTTTGGTGAAGACGACGACGACGACCTAGAGGACGACGAAGCTATGGACGATCTCGAAGGCGAGATGGACATGGATATGGACATGGAAATTGATCCAGAAGTAGACGATGATCTCGAAGTTGAGCCAGATGATGCAGAATCAGCAATGGCTAACGTTGAAGACGCAATGGAAGAGCTAAAGGCTATCTTTGCTGACCTAGTCGGAGCCGACATGGGCGACGAAGAAGGCATGGATGATGAAGTTGCTGACGAATTCGACGACATGGACGACCTAGATGGTGAAGACGACGACATGGAAGAAAATTTCATGGAAGACGATCTTGATGAAGATGCAAAGCTGCATAAGCAGAGTGTCACTATGAAGGGCGACGATGACGGTAAGAAGTCACCAATTCCACAGAACTCAAGCGACATAAGCAGCGGACATGCGAAAGCTGTTAAGTTTGCTGGTGGCAGCGATGAAAAAGGTGGTAAAGGTGATTCAGCTAAAAAGATGAATGTAACTGGTCCACAAGAGCAAAAAGGTAAGTTTGACAAGAAGATTGCAACACCTAAAAACTCAAGTGAGAAGGCACAGAGCCTTTTCAAAGACAAGAAAAAGAGCTAAGGGCAACTGATTGATGTTTACACCACTTAGAGAAGTAATTACTCCGGATGCAGCGAGAATTACCACTGAAAGCCATGATGATGGTAAAGGTGGTAAGGATCTCTACATGCAGGGTATCTTTATCCAAGGTGATAAGCGCAATCAAAATCAACGAGTATATCCTGTTAATGAAATTGCTAGCGCCGTTAAGTCGCTACGTGAAAAGATTAACGGAGGTTATTCAGTCCTTGGTGAAGCAGATCATCCAGATGATTTGAACATTAATATCGACCGCGTTTCACACGCAATTGTTGACATGGATATGCGTGGCAACGACGGTATTGGTAAACTAAAAATGTTGCCCACTCCAATGGGCAACATATGCAAAACACTACTTGAAAGTGGTGTAAAGCTCGGGGTCAGTTCACGTGGATCTGGCAACGTTGATGGCTCTGGCAATGTGTCAGAGTTTGAAATTGTAACAGTTGATATTGTTGCAAACCCAAGTGCACCAGATGCTTATCCGGATCCGATTTATGAGCAAATCATGAATCACCGCAGAGGCAGCACATTTTGGGACGTAGCACAAAGCGTTAACCACGATCACAAAGCACAGAAGTATCTCAAAGAAGAGATGATTCGATTTATCCAAGACCTAGGGAGAAAATAAACATGCCTAAGTCATTTAATGAAATTCTCGGCAGCAACGTTCTTAACGAAGAACTACAGTCAGAGCTCAATGAAGCGTTCGAAGCACGTATTGCTGAAGAGCGTGAGACACTGACAGCTGAATTGCGTGAAGAATTTGCGGCGCGTTATGAAAATGACAAGTCACAGATTGTAGAAGCAATGGACGCTATGTTGACCGAAGCCATCAAGACTGAGCTCGACGAGTTCGCTCAAGATAAAGCAAAGGTTGCTGAAGACCGCGTTCGCTACAAGAAAGCAGTCAAAGAGCACGCCAAAATGCTTGAAGGTTTTGTTAACGAAATTCTTGCAACAGAGATTCGTGAACTGCGCGAGGATCGCAAAACACAAAAGGCTAACTTTGGAAAGCTAGAAGAGTTCGTTCTCAAGCAGCTATCTAAGGAACTAAATGAATTCCACGACGACAAACGTGCTCTAGCAGAGCAGAAAGTCAAAATGGTCCGCGAGGGTAAGAAAGTCATCGAAGAAGCAAAGCGTAACTTCATCAAGAAGGGTGCTGCGCAACTCGAAACCATGGTAGAAGGCGTCATGCGCAAAGAGCTAACTGCTCTACGTGAAGATGTTCAGACTGCTAAGGAAAACGAGTTCGGACGTAAGATTTTCGAAACATTCGCAAGCGAGTTTATGACGAGCACACTGAGCGAAAGCACACAGGTTGCTAAACTTGCAAAAGAAATAATGAACCTAAAGCAGAACATTGCTGAAACAAATGAAGCAATGACAGCTAAGGATCAACAGCTCACAGAAGCAAAGCGTAAGGTTAAGATCGCAACTGATCTTAGCGAGCGTAAGCAGATTATGAGCGAAATGCTTGGTCCTCTAAACAAAGGTCAGAAGGAACTAATGGGAACACTACTTGAAAGCGTAAAGACCACTCAATTGAAGTCAGCTTACAAGAAGTATCTACCAAGTGTCCTAGCTGAAGATACCGATGTAAAGACACAAGCAAAGAAGGCTCGACTAACTGAAGACACTGCGACGTACACACGTCGTGAGGTAAACGGTAACAAAGCCCAAAAGAGCGCCCAGCAAGATGTTGGTGGCTCAGCTGATATTATTGAACTAAAGAAATTAGCAGGACTAAGCTAAAGGAGAATACAAATGGCAGACGTTCTATTTGAAAACTGGTCAGCGACCAAAGACGCGCTCACTGACGGTTTGACAGGAAACAAAAAGGCAGTTATGGAGACCGTGCTTGAAAACACCAAGCGTGGACTAACAGAATCTGCATCCGTTGGCGCAACATCAGCAGGTAACATTGCGACACTTAACAAAGTGATCCTACCAGTTATCCGCCGTGTTATGCCAACCGTAATTGCAAACGAACTTGTTGGTGTGCAGCCAATGACCGGCCCAGTTGGTCAAATCCACACTCTACGTGTTCGTTACGCAGAAACATACGACTCAGCAGTTGCTGGTGATGAGGCCCTAAGCCCATTCCAGATTGCTAACGGTTACTCAGGTAACGCTACAACTGACCGTGCAGAAGCTACTTCTGTTCTTGAAGGTCAGGCTGGTCGTAAGCTCAACATCCAGGTCCTAAAGCAGACCGTTGAAGCGAAGACTCGTAAGCTCAGCGCACGTTGGACTTTTGAGGCAGCGCAAGACGCACAAGCTATGCATGGCCTAGACGTTGAAGCAGAGATCATGGCTGCGCTCGCGCAGGAAATCACTGCAGAAATCGACCAGGAGATCCTAGCATCTCTACGTAGCCTAGCAGGCACAGCAGCTGGCACATATGACCAGGCTGGTGTTTCAGGCACTGCAACCTTTGTTGGTGATGAACATGCTGCACTAGCAGTGTTGATCAACAAGGTCAGCAACGACATTGCAGCTCGCACACGTCGTGGCGCAGGTAACTGGATGGTTATCAGCCCAACTGTTCTTACAGTTCTTCAGGCTGCTACAACCAGCGCATTTGCTCGCACAACCGAAGGTCCTTTCGAGGCACCAACCAACACCAAGTTCGTTGGCACACTAAACGGTTCAATGCGCGTTTATGTTAACCAGTATGCTACAAACGATGATATCCTCATCGGCTACAAGGGATCAAACGAGACAGATGCAGCGGCATTCTACTGCCCATACATCCCTCTAATGAGCTCAGGCACAGTGCTTGATCCAAACACTTTCGAGCCAGTGGTTAGCTTCATGACACGTTATGGTTATGTAGAACTAAGCAACCAGGCGTCAAGCCTTGGTAACGCTGCGGACTACCTAGCACGTATCGACGTCACAACAAATAACCTAAGCTTCACATAAGTTTGGACTTATACAG